CTGAGTGAATCATAGCAAGTTGCTTCAACTCAAAAATAATAATGTCTTGTTCATCCATGCGATCTACTGGATCATAGAATCCTTTTTCTATTGCATTAGAGTGAATTACATGTGCTGCATAGTCTAAATCAAACTGCATTTACTACCTCCTGAAATACTAAGTCCTCATCCTTTGAGAGACTGTAATTGATCTTATATGCATTACCTTCTTCTAGCCTTGTGTAAGCCATTGCAAAGTTACTTGGAAACACAATCATTGATAACAATTCTCTTCCGCTATCCGCGACAACGAGTGAGGCCATTCTCTTTCCAGCCTTAGTTATACGAGGTCTAAAGGATAGCACGAAATACTCATCTTGTCCATATGGCAGTTGCTTATAATTTAAGAACCGTACCAACGGGCTGTTGCTTTCTCGTATCTGATCAATAGGAACCGCTTCCACAATCCTGTTAGATCCAACAAGAATAATATAAGTGCGACCTGCTTCGATCTGTGTTTCTTCTTCATCGAAAATTCCTACACTTCCTGTATTGTCTAGTAGTTCTACTCTGCTCCAACCCTTACCCCTCTTGATGCCACGGATTACCCCCATCATAATGAACGCACCCTTTTCATCGAAGTCGTCTGCTGTTGTCATGTATGCGTGATAGTGTTGTGGAACCTGTAGATTAAACTCTGGAAGTTGAAGGTACTCATACATGTTTTCCTTAATCTCTTCGTCATTACGAGGATTATCTGGAAAGGTAACTGCACCAATCTTCTTCATAGACTCTAGCGCTCTGGAGTTTACTCCATTTCCCTTGGTGAAGGTAAACTCTTCAACCTCTGCATAGGAATTGAATGGGCGAGCAGCAATATATCTTTCAGCAATCTTATCTGATATAAACTTAATTGAGGATAGACCAAACCTAATACCCTTACCCTCAATCTTAAAGTCCATTCCTGAGTCATTGATGTGTGGAAGCCTCATGGGAATATTCATCCTCTTGGTCTCAATCATATATTCAGTGCGACCATCCTTGTCCTTCTCATTCTTAAGAAGAGCAAACATAAACTCTAGAGGGTAGTAATACTTTAGCCACGCCGTCCAGTACGAAACTGTTGAGTAAGCAACAGCATGAGACTTGTTGAACGAATACCCTGCGTGGGCTTCAAAGTCATGCCACATCTTCTCAGCAGCCGTCCCACCAAGTGGCCCAGTCGCATTCCGAACAAATAACTCTTTGAATTGATCAAACTCGCTAGCATCCTTTTTCTTACCAATAATCTTACGAACCTTATTGGCCTCTCCCATAGTCATACCGCCAAGTTTCGTACAAGCAAGCATAACTTGTTCCTGATATAGAATTGTACCGTAAGTATCTTCTGTAAATTCCTTCATGATTGGTGAGGGATAGGAAATGCCCTGCTTACCTTGCTTGCGAGCAATATAATCCTTACCAATAGTATTCATTGCTCCTGGGCGTACCAGAGCATTAGAGGCTACCAACTCAGAGAACTTGCTTACCCCCATCTTTACCAAAAGGTTTGTGTAGGGTGTTGCTTCACACTGGAAGACACCCTTTGTATGACCGTCAGAGAGCATGTTGTAGATATTTTTATCCTCCATATCAATCGCATGAAGGTCTATTCTTTTTCCAGACCTATCCTCAACAATGTCCAATGTATCGTTAATAACAGTAAGTGTCTTTAGGCCAAGAGCATCGATCTTAATGAGGCCAACGTCTGCTGCTTCCTCCATGTCCATAGCCACTACGGGAAGTCTTACATCGCTCCCTGTGACGTTGCGAGTCTCCATTGGAGCAATCCTACTGATGGGGGTTTTTGACGTTACCACGCCTGCTGCATGGACTCCTGTGCCACGAATACGACCGCGTAGTTGCTCTCCATAAACCTCAACCTCTGGATACTTGTCGCGGAACCATTCAGTGTTCTTTCCACCTACAAACTCTTCCCAAGTATCTACTGTCTTGAGCGCACGATTAACATCTGCGAGGGGAATGTTGAGAACACGACTAACATCTCTAACGACTCCCTTATCCTTAAACTGCAAGAAGGTTGCAATTGATGCTACATGCTTGTACTGACTCTCTAAATACTTTTTGACTTCTTCTCTTCGACTATCCTGAATGTCAGAGTCAATATCTGGGAAGTCATCGCGGTCTGCATCTACAAATCGAAAGAACAGCAGTCCGTGCTTAATTGGATCAATGTCTGTAATTCCAAGTGCATAGCAGACTAGAGATCCTGCTGAAGATCCACGACCTGGACCAACCATGATTCCCTCTTTCTTTGCCCAATTAAGCATATTCTGGACAACAATGAAATAGGAAGCAAACTTCTTATCTTTAATGATAGAAAGTTCTTCATCAAGTCGATCTAAATAATCTTGGTTATCAGAAAGACCGCGTTCCTTGAGTCCCTTCAAGGATTGCTTCTTAATTTGATTATCAGGATCTTTATGTTCAACTGGTAGAAGGTTTAGGTTTCTATGAAGGCTGTACTCCTCTACTTTGTTTGCAAGATCAAACGTGTTGTCAAACATATCTGTTCTGGCATCTTCGCCCATAGCCGTCCACATCTCTTCTCCACTAAGAAGATGAATGTCAAACTTGTTAAATGACATAGAGCGATCTTTCCCATAAAGATAGTTAAGTCTTTCCATCATGTCTTCTACTTTGAGAGATCCTGTGTAAGAGGATTCTCCGCTTACCTTGGCATGAGTGTTAAGCAAAAGAACCATTTCTTGAATAACCTTTTGATCTACTGTGGCATGGTGACAGTCAGGAGTTACAATTGTCTTGTATCCTCCAGCATCTGCTAGATCAATAAGCGCCTTATTCATTCCCTCAGTGTTGTGAGGCATTACCTCAACATAAAAGTCTTCTCCAAACCTATCACCAAACCACTTAAGATGCTGCTTGGCAACTCCATATTCATCAGCCTCAATTGCCTTGTTAATTAGACCAGACATACATGCAGATGTAACTATAAGTCCTTCACGATACTTCTCTAGAACTTCCCAGTCAATTCTGGGCTTCTTGTAAAATCCTTCATTCCATGCAATTTCAGATAGGCGAGAAAGATTCTCAAGCCCCTGATCATTCTTAGCGATAACAATTAGATGATTGTAAACCAAGTCAAGTGGTGTTGTTCGTTCAGCCTTATCACGGCGATCAAATCTATCACCAGAAAAATACATCTCTTGTCCAACAATTGGCTTAATGCCATTTGCACGCATAGTACGAATCCAGTCGCGGTGTCCCGAACTTGTTCCGTGGTTTGTCTGAGCAGCAGCAGTCATGCCAAGATCCTTTGCACGAAGGGCATAATCTTCTGGAGTAGCCGTTCCATCAAAGATGCTGTAATGATCATGCATGTGCATAGGAAGGTATTTAGTCATTAATTTTCCTTAATAAACAGGTGAGAGGGACGGTACTAAGTGTACCGCCCCCCAACACTATTGTCAACTACCAGTCGATATTGGTGGTGTTACTTGAGGCTTGAGTCTCAAACCCTAGGTAGAAAGACTCTTGCTCAGCATAGGCAACCTCACGGACAACCTTCTCAAGATTGAATGGCTCTACGCCAGACCAATCATGTTTTTCCGTATCTGGATCTCCAGGAAGGAGGATATATGTTGTGTCAGTACCGCTGCCCTGACGCTTCATGCGCCACATGCGGTTGCTGATACTTCCTGTTTCCAAGGCGTACTCCCGTAGGGTGTTAAATGCAGACTGCTTTCCCACTCCCTGAGACCATACAGCAACATATGGTGGCTCTAGACCATCATCTACAAAGAGATTGGTGTAGAAGCGAAAGCGTGAACGCCAACCACTCTTAGGCTCCTTACGAGCCATCTCACATCCAAAGCATCGTCCCTCAGAATCCTGAGTACAGACTGCCTTGCGCTTGTAATCCTTTGGATTGGTGTGTTCTGATACAACGATTGCAAGGTCTCGCGCTGCATCAAAGTTTGGTGAATCTTCATCAAGTTCGTTAACGAAACGAACCTTTGCACTCTGGCCATCTTCTAACTTGAGCCAGCGAACCTTTGTTCCATCTCCTGCTGATGCTGTTGGTCGATCAAGTGACTCCATGGCTTTTAGCCCTTTCATAATTCCCATAATACTCTCCTTATATGTTTTATAAATACATTGCCAATAATGGATCTTGGACTCTTTTTGTTAATTCTTGGATATCTGCATCTGTCATGTCGCCAATATCCTTGAATCTTTGTGGTAATCCCACAACTGTTGCGCGATCTTTCATTCTATTAACAATCTTGTCAGTTAATGTCCTTCCAGCATCATCGTTATCTGGAATAACTATAACATTATTAAAGTATTTTGTCAATAGGTCTAATTGAAACTTTGAAATATATACCCCCAAAGTTGCTATGGCTGGTACACCACACTGATCTAGACGAATAGCATCAAAGGAAGACTCTACGATATAGACAGAATCATGTCTCTTGGCACGGTGTAGATTAAACAGCACCTTGGACTTTGGAAGACCATTCGTGTTTCTAAAATCTTTCCCCTCAACGCTTCTGCCAATGAACCCTACATAGAGGCTTCCATCAGGATTCTGGACTGGAATGGTTACCATGTCCTGATTCTCACTGAATCCTAAAGAAAACTTTTCCATAGAAGATCTACTAATCCTTCTACCCTCAAAGTATGATGTTGCTCTAGGAGATTCCAAGGCTTGATTATTTAATCTCTTTATCATAACCTCATCAAATGGAATATACTCTTGCTTCTCTTCAAGCATCTTATCCACACTGTCTATAATATTGGTACTCACCTTGGCAGAGTCAATAACTCTTCCTACTTCAAAGAATGATTTTTTCGTAAGGTGCATCAATAGTTCAGTTAGATTACGGGATTCGTGGCATGAGAAACAAAAGAATGTGCCATGCTCTTTGCTTACCTCTCCTGCTGGAGTTCTGTAGTTTGCATGGTAGGGACAAAAGATAATATAGTCTGAGTCTACCTCATTCTCAATCTTTACCCCTGAGATTGCAAGGACTCGTCTGACTTGTTCTGGCGAGTATATATCGGTCTGTTCTTGTCTAGTCCGTCGATACATGCGGCATTCTTCTTTCCTATATATGATCCGTATACGCTTAATATAAATTCGTAGTAGTTACCTGTATATGATAGCGACCAATCTGGCTCTATGTCAAATCTGACGACATAGCCCTCATCTCTCATGGAGTCAGATAAAAGTCTGATATATTCTTGCTTCATGCGTGGAATAAATCGGTCATCGTGTATCTGACCGTCTAAGGAGAACCTCTTTATTTTTTTATGCATGAAACTCATGGATTAATTATACATGAATCAATCACAAATGCATCTTTGTCAAATATACAAGTTTTCACTTGGGATCAATGGGGGATAAACCTTCTACCGCGACTCAATAAAAAGGTATGATGTGATTACATAAAGTCCATTATTATCTACGTCCTTATTGTTTACACTGACCTCAGATAGACCCAAGTAGTAGGATGATGGGAAGATAACGGTCATATTGTTGTCAATCTTCTGCTCATAAGCAATGTCTCCACCAATCTGTAGGGTAAGATCTCCCCCATCAAACTCTTTTGGATCGTTAAAGACAAAGGTAATAATTGTAAATGCAGCAGAGTCATAGTGTAGTAGTGAGGACTGGCCATCTCCGAAGTACCTAATCTGAGTTGAGTGATTATTTACTGAATCATATATCCCATACATTGAGTTTGTGTGAATTAGATTCTCAACCACCTCAGGAGAAAAGAATGTCTCCATTGAGTTATTGTGTATCGGAGATATCTCTAAATCCTTGTACATGTCCAAAAGCCACACGCCATCTGGACCTTGGCACTTTTCTGTAAATTGATGAACTTCATTAAGGATGTTTGATAATTCCTTTTCACTAAAGGTTTCTTTAATCACTAGAGCATCAAATGGCTCTGCCAGTCTTTCAAAAATCATTCCATTCTCCTTTATTAGTTGTTGTTATCTTATTCAAAATCTTTGTAGATAAATCTACCAGAGTCAAAGTCTACCTGAACCATAAACTCTCCAAGAAAGCCATTACGATTCTTTCTAAATACCGCCTCAAGAACATCGCTGTTAGGGGCACGACCAAGGGCTAGAAGCCAGTCTGCATCGTAAGCAATCTGGCGTGACCAAGAAGTCTGTCCAAGAGTTGGAACACTATTCATGTCCGTAATATCGTCTGGGGTTGCAGAAGAGATTGCGACAATGGGAATTTGTTCAGAGATAGCCAGCAACTTTAGTTCACGACTAAGGTTTTTCATCTTAACAACCTCGTTATCAGTCCTAGTATTACTAGTCATCAAGTTAAGGTAATCAACAAAAACAATGTCTGGTCTGTACTGATCAATCTTTCCACGCAACACGCTTGGACTCACCTCACCAATTCCCTCATTAGAAATGATGTGAATGCTTGGCTTACCCTCAAAGGTCTTTGTCATCCACTTCTTCATCATGTCTGTCTCAACATCTCCACGAGAGAGTTTTCTGTGACTCCATACCCCTTGACCAAGAATAGTAAAGACGCGATTCCTTACCTCTGTCTCAGTCATTTCTAGAGAAACAATCAGGGGGGACTTGCCATTCCTCCAAGCCTGAACAGCAAGGTAGAGAGCCATCCAAGATTTACCAATAGCAGGATAAGCAAGGAGAACGCCTAACTGTCCAGGAGTAATTCCTGCTGGCATGTAGTTGTCAAATCCTGCCAGACCTGTGTAGATTCCGTGTGTTCCACTATCCTGTAGTCGCTTGATGTTCTCAAAGTAGGCAATAGCATCATCCACATTGGATACGTCTAGATCTCTTGCTGTGGAAGTAATGTGCTTTAGCCTTGCTGTCTCTGACATAAGACCTTCAAGTGCTGATATAGAATCTCCATCTTGCACTGATGATGCTGCTGACCTGAGCATAACCTTCACATTATCATTAAGAAACTCTGTACGCAACTCATCAATGTGATGCTTTGTTGCGCCAGTCTCCGCAACATAATCAAAGTCTGGGAACCTCTGCTTAACAATGTTGAGGGGAGGAACAGTTTGGTTTTGCTCATAATAGGATCTAACGAAATCCCAAATGTCCGTATGAGTCCTTAGCATTGCCCCCACGTTTGCCTGTAGCAAAACATGCATCTGCTTATCATTTAATACTGCCGATAGGGTCTTAGCCTCAAGATTCATCTAACCATTCCTTTGCCTTCAGGCGCATCACTGCGCGAAACTCTTCATCTTCTTTTTTTGCTTGCATTGATTGTATCAACCTATCAGTATTTTGACAATAGCCTTTCCAAGTAGGTCTCTGATTTACCTTAAAGTAATAGTCCATTGCTTCTGCAAGTTTGTCATCATCAAACGACTCAAGAAGATCGTCTGCTGCCCACTGTTCCTTATGTTTGTTTAACATTGGTATGGGAAGACCAGACTCTTTGCATTTCTTTTCAAACTTTCCAATAAGAGCAAACCTATACTTACGATCAGACATTAAAAGTCCGAAGTGGTTACTGTTGCAGTTAACTCATAGATACCTTCATCATATCCAACGTTTAGGGAGTTGAGCATTGCCCACTCATCCTTTTTAATCATGTCATCTACCAAGCGAGCAATCTTCTTGAGTGCCTTGGCAGGATTCTTATCAAATGCACAGATTACTGTTGCAAATTCTCCTGTTGCAATGTATGCCTTCTTCATGACAGTTCCTCTCTTGCTTCATTCAACTTTCCAATAAGTTGGTTCTCTACAAACTTGTACACACGATCAGAGGCTTCTTTAGCACTCTCTTCTTCATGCTTGTAATCTGTTACGGAGCAGTCAATCCTGATATTTTGAAAGTTACCAGTATTGATAGTTGTGCCCAATGTCCATGAAATCTTAGTAGCCTCCACTTGAAGCCCCTTCCTTTGTTTACCTAATGGTATCAGCGTAATGTGCTATTGTCAATACTCTAGACGGTTTCAGAGAATACTGGAACGAATCTGCCATTATCGTCCTTGAGGTAATAGATCATACCATCGCCCATTGCGTAACGCAACTCTTGCTCTGTGGGAGTTTTATTGTTAGTGATAAATCCATCTTTACGTTCTCTACCCATATGAGTCTGTGCCATAAGATTTCTAGATTCCCAAATCTGATCTTCAGAATAATAACTCATATAATGAAAGGCTCTTTCACCATTTGGCAACTCTCCCATAGGTTCTGGCAGAAGACCTGCCTTGATTAATCTGGGGATGCTCTTTTTATGATAGTTTAATAGTTTGGCAGTCTCTGATACTGAATAGGCTCTTTTTCTTTTTCTTTTAAACTCTACCATTGTTGTCATCATCTGAATAGCCTTGGTGCAGTTCCAGAGAGTTACCATGCCAGAGGCGCGGCTAATGTGAGTTATTCTAATCAAATCTCCATCAAGAAACCAAGTCTTTCTTCTTGAGTTTTGTATTACTGGGAGATTGAGGCTGTCATTCTCATTTTTTCCATTTGCCACAACCATGCGGCTTCTCCATTACTCTTGTCGAAATTGTGATAAAACTTTCTGCTTCCACAACAGATGCAAAATGTTTCTATGTGGTTGGGTTCGGTAAACGCTCTATCGATAAACACTCTTCCATTACAGCGTATGCAGTTTAACATTATTGGAAAAGTATATCATGTTGGTATGCCGATTGCGGTGATATTAACAGTTGTGGTTACTTGACCAGACTTATTAAACTTAACAACGCCTTCGATTCGTGAAGTAGTAATTGATCTAATGACTACGGTAACGTCATCGCCAATGTCTGAAGCGCCACGATTAACTACCGTGGCAGTTGCTACAGGTGGATACTTAAAGTCAGAAGCGTAGGAAAAGGAAAAGGGTCTGGTAGTTCCTGCTGTAACGCTTTCGTTATTAACAATGTCTACATATCCAGCAATAATTCTTGCTGCTCTAGTCTGAATGACCTGATTGCCAGCATCCCTTGTGGATACCGTAGTGTAGTTATAGGTTGCTGAAGAGATCTCGTTTGATACTTCGTTGATAGCGTTAGCAATCTGATAGATGTAAGTAACGTCTAGTGGTTGTCCACGATCTGGAAGAGGAATTTTTGCCATGAGAAAATTATACCACTAGAGGGTGGTAATCACCAAATCGTACATTCTAAATGGGTATCCAGTAAATGATCCAAAACCTGTTGGAGTTCCCGTTAAGTTTATTCTGTTTGTATCTAATAAAGCATCATTTTTGGTGGGGTACATGGCAATTTTATAATAGTCAATAGTTCTTGTGTAATAGGTAACGCCATTAGTCAATCCTCCAATTGGGGTTGCTGATGTATATAATCCTGGAGTTCCTGTGCTAGACCCATGCCCTTCAGGAAAAATAAAGATATCATTCACCAGATCTAGTGTAGAAGCGTCTTGAGGAAACGTTGCTGTTTTTTCATATCTAGAGATTGGTCTACCAGGTCGATAAACTTCTGCATAAAGATACTTTGGAGTTATGTCTGTGATAATACCAGTTGATGGGTTTGTGTATGGATATGTTGGAGGTACTACTATATTCAATGATGTTGAAGCAATTCTTTCTTTGTAGATCCACTCACTTGGAGTCGAACCTCCTGATCCCGCCCACCTTATCCATAAATCATAATGAAGAAGTTCTCCGATATTAAGAGCAAGGCTATCACTATTTCTGTATATTGTTACAGAGTCCCACACAATATTTACCAAAGAAGATCCAACCTTTTCCATTTTTATGCTTCCTGGAATTTCTCTTGTTCCTCTTTCAAAGAAAATTTCTGGATCAACATTGTAGATAGGGGACCACGCAGAAAGGTTGTTTCTGTCTTCTGATATAAGTCTAAACCTAATTGGATACTTTGGATTATAGATGTTTGGGTCTGGAAATTGTTCCCTTGGAACAATAAGTTTCTTTGACATTAAGATACCCCTAGCGAAAACCTAAAATCTATATAGTTGTTGGTGTTTGTTAATTTAATAATAGGAGTGCCATCCCCACGAATAACAGAATATCCAGACATTTTGTAAGTAGGATTCTCTAAAGTATTGTCAATTCTGAATCCATCAAGGGCGAGATAGTGTACATCTGATTCAGAGTCATCTGCTTTTGTTATTTGAACAAAAACTCTACATAATCTAACTTGTGATGAACTAAAATCTGATGATGTATAAAATCTTGTGTATGGAAGGGTTGTTAAAGCATCTTCATTGCTGTAATCAATATTTTGAGAAATTTCCCATTCAGATACACGATAACGATTATTCTCAAAAGTAGATCCAGGAATATAAATCTGTGCCTTGGCAAACCCACCAGTTGTATTTACCTCATTCATAAAGAATTCCATAACAACTTTAACATCCTTTATTGTCTCTAATGGTGTTGCAGTTTTATCTACCAAAGAGAATGCAAGTTTTAAAAGATCTGCCGAATTGTTTCCAGTTATATTAAAACTGATATCATTTAGGTGAACGTGTTCTCCCTCTACCGTCCAATCTCCTTCTAAACTATCATACGTTATTGTTGACAAGTCTCCTCTAACCATTAGAGTTCTATTTAGATGGCGTGGTCCTTCTTTCCTTGTTTTACGAGTATTGGTTTGAAATAGTGGATCGCTAGTAGTAGCGTAAAATACTTTTTCAGTTGCCTGAATGTCTGTTGTCGTTGTGGTGCCATTAAATCCTAAATTTGTATTCAAAGGTGGGTCACTAATTGAATTCCCATGCAATTGCCAAGATTGAGTAAAGTTAAATATCATTCTGCTGTCATATTGCGTAGCAAGGCTGTTACCCGCTGCTGACCAAATTCCCACCTCTGATATTTCATACCTACTTTCTGTTGGAAGTTCAGCAGTTAAAGATAATTTTGTTCTTGAAACAATTGCTGAGCCTGAAGGAGATAAGGTAACCGCAGGATCGATTGTTATGAAGGTTGTCTTGTTGTAAGTAAAGCCTATTTGATTTCCACCAATATCAAATATTATACTGGTAACCCTATGCTGACCATCTAGTTCTGGATCAACACTGGAAACTATTACAGACTCACCCGCAACAATATTATTATAAACTGATGTTGTCAAGGAAACTATATTTGAAATCACCTTCTTTGAAGTAATTAGGTATGTTTCTGAATCGTCTACAAATCCTTTTGAAGAAATTGGAACACGAGTCATCTCAAAATCCATTCTCTGTTTCCCATAGGTGTTATTTGGTAATGGATCGTTTGAGTCCAATGGTACTGCTCCGCAACCAATGGATAGGTGAGTGGCATAGGTCGGAACCTGACCAAGCAGGTATTTTGAAATGAGTTCTTTTCCGTCGTTTGTGATCATACGTCCTCTACCAAGTCAATTGTACCATTCGTTAAAATCTGAACCTGAATTTCTTCACTGTCTTGCACTGAGTCTATTTCTATGACAAGATTGCCATCATCGTCAAAATAGGGGTCTGAAATCCCTCTAAGAGATAGGTCAATCGCAAATCTTGAAAAATAATCCATTGCTAGAGATGTTGAAACTATGTTATTTGGATTAAACTCTCTTCTTACCGTTGAAAGATTTTTAATTGGTTCATAAATAACATTTTGGCCATCAATCAAATCATACCTAGATATATTAGAAAGTTCTGTGGCACCTATATCCTCAAACAAAAGATCCGTAATTAACGCAATCTCTATTGATTCATCATCAAATTGGATTATATCGCTTGGAGCAACCTTAAAGTTTTTACTTACCGTTGTCATTGGCCTAAATGATGGAAGTATCGGTGCAGCAGGTGGAGGTGGAGAGGGTGTTGATGCCGTTGCAGGAGCAGGTGCAGGTGAACTATACTTAGACCACCAATCCCTTGCCTCAAGCGCTCTCTGTCTAACAGCAGCGTCTGTATGTCCTTTACCTCGTGACCAAATATCAGACTCTGCCTTTAATGCTGCTTCTACATCTGCATAACTCCCAAAACTCATTCTATACCTCCGCTAAGTGAACAGTAGTTGATGTTTGCCCACTATCCCTTGAGTATTCTATATTATAGACTACAAATCTTGTTTCTGGGCTACAGATAATATTTATGCTTTCATCGTTATAGTTAACTTGAACAATGTCTCCCAATTGCAAGTGGGGGACTCCAAAGGCTGATATACCCACAGTCTTCCTTGGGTGAATTATCTTTTTAACTATCCAATCCATCATTGATTCTGCGGCTGCATCAGTTTGCACATATTGTGTTTCAATAGAAAACTCATTGTTTCCATATTTGTTTCTGCTATTTAAAACATCTGTATACAATCTCTGATAATCTGCTGCATCAGTTCCACCAGAATATAACTGTTCTGCAAAATTACTATTCTTATTAAAAAAGTCATCTACCTTTAATGAGTGTGTGGTATTTTGTGTAAATGCAATTCCTAAAATTCTCAAATAGTTTCCTGTTGTATCATCTAGGTTTAGGTTTTTGTCAATAGCATTAAAGATAAGAAACTCTGCCCCATAAGATCCAGCCATAAATCCTGACACAGTATATCCTCTTACTCTGTTTAGAGTTTCAGCAAGTTTTGCATAAAGAGCGGGATATGCGCGATCATACCGAATGTTAAAGTAAGCAGCCTCGCGCATGATTGTTCCAAACTCTTCGTAGTACATACTGTACTTTGGTGGATTCTCAGAACTAATTCCAGACAAATATGTATTTTGAATCATTCCACTGATTGCATATTTTTTAATTGCCTCAGACTCTGTAATTAATTCGTCACCGAATATCTTTGAGATTGGCAATTGCAATGCTCTTGCAGTATTTTCTGCAAAGTTGTCTGATAAAGCATAAATATTTTCAAACATTACGCGAGAAGAACCACGAACAAATAACGCTACATTGTTGTATTGTGGCAATGGGCTTGTGTCGTTTACAACAGCAATTTGCTTGTTATTGAGATACAAGAAGAATTGACGAGTTGTTCCAATATCCAAATATTCTGCGGAAAGATCGTATACGGTAGTTTTCTCTGAAGTTGTCAGTCTTGATTGACTTGTAAACTTTCCATCATCAACCAAGATATCAGTAATACCTCTCCAAAGAACTTCTGGGATGGCAATCTTGTTGACTCCTGTGACAAGTCCAATTGGGTCAAGATCGGACTCTGCTATCGTTCCTGAAGATATCGTATTAAACTGAATGGTTCTTGGAGTTACGGCTGTTATTTCCCAAAGTCCGTTTAGTGTAGAATCAATATCTGAAACAACTATCTGCTCCCCCACATCAAGAGAATGATCTCTTAAAGTAGTTAGCGTAACTAAAGTTCCAGTCCTTTGCTTTTTAATAATGTCTGCGGTATTGGAACCAGAGACAATTTTATAGAAAAATATATTTGAAATTAAAGTGTCGCTGTCAATAACCCTTTTAACTGTTCCACCATTAGAAGATGTTGTTGACAAAACTACATATGTAGCGGCTCCAGTTGCATCAGTTACAGTTCCTGGGTCTGTAGTAGAGAATACAGTGAAAGATTTTTCATTGGCTGATTCAACAATAGCCCCTGATAGATTGTATCCAGATGGCGCAAGACCAGAGATATTAACTATCATTCCTGACCTAAAGTTATTTGATGCAGTGTATGTTATTGTCCAAGAAGATCCTGATCCAGTTCTAGATACTCCCGTTATATTTGCAGTTGTAAAGTCTGGTTGTTTAATACTGTAAGTAAACTGCTTTCTATCTGTTGAAATAGCGGTTACCGCGTACTCCCCATTAATTGAGGTAGGACGAGTCTTTCTGTTGTCATCAACTGCTCCACTAATAATAACAATTGTTCCAACCTCAAAGTCGTGTTGAGTATCAAGTGATACAGTCACCAAATTGTTTACCACTGTGATTATTGGACTCTTAGTTATTTGATAAGAACTATAGTTTGAGTTATTGGTATAAGAAGAAACATTGCTTTGGCTTAATGCAGCAATTTCAAAATAATACCCAACGTTGGTATCTTTATTTAATCCAAAGGCTATACCTCCACTACCACCCTTAATAGAAACTTGCTTGCTAGGATCTCCTGATGAAAGTTCGCTGGGAGAGTAAATTGTAAACGCTCCAAGAGATGTTTGATCTTGGTTTGTAGCAGACTCAATTTTTCCAATTATCCTAAGCCTTGTTCCAAAATGCTTATACGGTTTATCCAATGATTTGTAGGCATATGTCACAAACTCTGCTGGATCTATTTCTGAAGGAATGTCTGGTCCGTTGAACACTAATGCTGAAGTCTGTACAGATCCAGATCTGGCAGTCTTGTAATAATTAACATCATTCTCTGTAATGTTTGTGTTAGCCATAAAGTTTTTAATTATTCCATTTCTGGTTGACTTGATGGCATAAGACTGTGATGTGTAGGGTCTGCCACTTATCGTCTTAGAGTTTCCAGCCTCTTCAATTCCAGTATTTTTAGGATAAGATATTGTTCTATTTGTATTAAATAAATATTCTTTGGAATTTTGAATAGATCCCCTTACATTCGTGTCATTGATCCATGGAGAGTTATCATCAAGTCCAGATGGATGATCAACAATTTCTGTTCCAAATTGTCCACGACCATGCTCCTGAACAACATCATTTTGCACACTTGCAAATATCCTAACCCTGCCCGTAGGATACATCTTTCCATTAAACCTCAAGTCTGCAAAATACTTTTGATATTCTTGATTGTTTTTTACCCAAACATTTCCCACACCAGCAACAGAGTACTCAGAAGCATCGTATCGAATTACCTCTCCATTTGAATAAAAGTAACCTGAATAATTGCCCAACCAGTATACACTCTCTCCAAAATCTATTACGTTGTTAACAATAGTTCCATCAACAACTTCTGGAATGCTATCTGTTAGTCTAGTCTTAAGAGGCATGGCTGCTAAAGAATATCCTGAAGCCTCTGTTGCAGCCTCATTAACGGTCTTTGTAGACTGTTGACCAGCAACTTCCCACAACAATACTGGCTTATAAACAAATGTCTTGTAATCATCTATGTATGGGGCTTGAGCAATTGAACCAATAGATTTTTGAATATACCTTGTTGTGTAATTTATCTCTCCACCGTTATATACAAGTTTGTCTTGAGAAGAAATATTCATAATGTTTGGCAAGGCAGTTTTTGACCCCACCAACTCTTCTTGTCCATAGAATACTAAATCTGTTTCTCTTTGTTGTTCAGATGGCAAAATGTAATCTTTTGACATTACGACAAGATTATTGTATTCATCAAAAAACATTGCACTCTGAGAGGATATTGCTAATTGTTGCAACGTTTCTGCTATGTTCTGATCTGGTCCAACAAAAAAGAATGGAATGATTAACTCTTCCTCTCCTTCTGTTCTTTTAAATATGTAGTTGCTAAATCCAATGTTGTCAAGCAATACCATTACTGCGTAACTTAAAGAGACATTCGTAAGAAGAAGTTCTGGAGATTTCTTTGATTCAAAAAAATAAAATAAGTCTCTGAGTTCCATGGATATTGTGGCAGCGCCATCACTTACTTGTGGAATTCTCTCAGAATACAAAGTCTTGATTGGAATATAATAATCATAGTCATTAATATTTTTAACAATATCGTAAAACAAAAATTTTATTTTACTGTTTGAGTATTGACTTATGATGCTTCCTGTTCCAGTTTCTAGATTGAACAGGTTGTTCTCGTTAAATGAAAGGTCATCATCAAAAATAGTTATACTTCCCGTTGAGGCCAAAAGATTCCCTGTTGGCATAGAATATGTTCCAAGGTCTGACAAAGTTTTCCTTACGGAAAAATTAGAAGCCTTCTCTGTAATGTCTGAGACAAGTCTTGGTGAAAGTTCTATCAGGTCAAAGGTGGAGTTAACCTTGTTCATTGTGTCCACAACAACCCTTAGACCCTTGGTAAACTGGAATTCTCTGAAAACCTTTTCACCATTGTCTATAAAATAATCTGGATTTGAAAGTTTTTTGACAACATTGGTGTTTTTGGTAATTTCTATTTCTGACAAATTCCACCCATACTCAGGAGAGAACGCTTGCCATGCTGCGCCATCAGAGATATAGAGGACTCCCATGTCTGTTTCAGAAGTCTTATATAAGTAGGCATAGCCATAAGGAGCAAGTTCTGGTCTCATGGTGATAGAGGATATCTCTCCTGCAAAGGTAAATACATCTTGGAATAGAGTAGGTATTGTTAATCCATACTCAATCTCCACATGACCGTCTGAAGATATTATAGGCAATCCGTTTGACCTAGTATCGTTTTCGTCAAAGGAAATAATCTCTACCCAGTTATTTTCACTGTCTAAAGATTGAATTGCCCATCTTTTTGGAATTGTTTTGTTTGATTCTCCGTAAAGAGGGTCTGCAACATTGGTATTGTTTCCAACTCTATAAGGTCCGTTATCTACTGTACCCACATTTGTTTGTACTTTAACAACCACCCTATTGGCAGGAACAGATTCTTTATAAACAACAAAAGGTGCTGAGTCATAGATGTAATAGGATTGATTGGCCGTTCCAGTTCCTGAATTTAACGCTATTCCAAACTCTATAGTGCTTCCATCTTCAACTTCTGTTCTATATGAAGTCCAATACTTAAACTCATCGTATCGTGAGGACATGTAGTACCTTGGACGACTAGAACTTAGACTATCCACATATTGGTTGTATCCAGAAGAAGTTCCAACAATTCCTAGGTAAAGAAGTTTATTTATTCCTGACCTTGGTCTGTTTTGCTTAAAACAATCATCAAGTGAATATAGGAGATTCATTTTTCTTTTAGGAGCAATATAAAAGGCTGGATCATTGCTGTCATCAAATCCTGCATTGATTATAATGTCTGAATCTGTTGCACCTGTATAGAATCCTCCAAGATCTTCTGGTTCGTATAAAGATCTGATTACACCGTATTTTGGATCTGTTGTTCCAGGCCTATATCTATAGTTTCCAACTTTTTCAATATTGTATGATTGATTTAAGTTCCATTCAACAAATACTGCTTGTTGATTATCAATGGTGTGTGAATAGGTGAGGGCATCCTCAAGGCTGTCCGACTTAAACATTAGACTTCTTCCAGACTAACGCTAACTGTCCAAAGATCGTGATTAGAACCGCCTCGCTTTTCAATGCTGTAGTCAAATCCTGAAAAGTACATTAGCCTTACGTCATTGTAAACTCCTAGATTCTGAAAAGACTGATCGGTTACTTGTCCAGCAACCTTAAATGAGTTGCTATTAAATTTATCATATCCTAGATACACATAGAACGGTCCAGAATGATTTTCATACCAATCAAGTAGTTCTACTCCTCCTGCTCCACCGTCAACTGTATATTCTGTATCTCCAAGATTCATTATTGATTTTCCAGAACTGTCAAAAATAACGTTTCTTGAAAAAGATCTTGAAGGTAGTCTATTCCAACTAACAGAAAGAGAAACTTTATCTGCAATATGATAAGATCTCATAGTTCCATTTATCATTCTTTGACGAGATTCAATCCTTTGTTGGTTTATGCTCATTTCTGCACGATTATGATCTGAGCAAATAATAAAATCTTCTTTTTCTAAACCTTCTGGAATTCTAACACCCTCAGTAATTGTTCCAGAGTTATCTGACCAAAGCATTGCTTGTGGCCTAGAATATTTTTTTCTACCAGAAATATAGGTGGCAGTACTAGTTGGGTTACTGGGATTAATATCCATTGATTCTCCTAATAGAACTGCTCTCAATACTCTTAATCTTAGTCATTACCTTGTAAGCAATTTCATCTGCGCTAGCATTTGGCTGATTAACAGGAACGCTAATACTATATGTATTATACACTGGAGCGACAATGCTTGTATTGTTGGATGGTGCTTCAACGTTGGTTGATGGAGAATCCGTGTTATACCTTGGCATACTGAAAGATCCCTGATTAATTTTTTCAAACATTCCCACCCCATATTTTTTAACCATTGACTTACGGACAATAAATTCTCCTGGGGTTAGAGTTGATCGAACAGAATCTCTCGCTCCATCTCCTGATATAAACCCTCCTGCATAATTATTTTCAAGTGATGCTGTTCCAGAATCTACTGCGCCTTGAACAGCAGAAGTTCTTATTGCTTCAACATCTGCTTGGAATTTACCATAATCAAACTCTCCTGTTTCATCCAAGTAGTCTTTATAGTTTATCCCAGTAATTTTACTAAACTCTCCTTTTGCAGCATATGAAAGATTTTGCTTGGCTGTTTTATTTGCATCAGCGATTGCATTACCAACTCCCACCCATGTGTCATAAAGACCTTCTGCAAGTATTCTGGCTCCATCAATTTGCTTAAGATGTGCATTCATTCTTTCATTTTGCTTTTCATAAGCCTCAAGGGTCTTTCCTTGATACTTCAAATGATCTTTGTCGTAGGAAAGTTGTAGGTTAGAAGAACTAAGCCTATCCGTCCATTGAGTATTAACGCTTTTCAATGGTCCAATAAGATCCTTTTGAATTCTAAGAATCTCTCCACTGTTTTCCCAAATTTTATCAGTATGTTCTTTAATTGATTTATCAATCTTATCAATTTCAGTTTTCCAAGTAAGAGTTTCTTGATTCTTCTGCCAAATCTTATCTTCTAAATCATAGATGAGCAATCCTGTTTGATAGTTTTGCTGATTAATTTGCCACAACTGATCTTCAATCTGTGTCCTGCTCATTCCACTTTCTCCACGCAATCCACTTACCTGATTGTCTCTTGCAGTGGTTAAAGCATCTCTAGCATCAACCATAGCCTGCTGTGCTTGTTGATCTTGCATCTCTTGAGCAGCGGCGGCTGCGGCGTAAACATCTCCAGTTGAAAGTGCTCTAGAAATATCAAGTTGTGATCTTTGTGATTGAAGAATTCTGTTATTGATAGACTCAACCTCATCAAGAGCGTCCATCCTTTTGTCATACGTTGCGTTAATGTCTTCTTCTGCCTTGCCAATGAGGTCTAATTCATGGTTGAGCAAATCAGCCTGATGATTTCTTTGAGAGATTTCCTTGTTGAGTGAATCTATAGACTTTTGCCATCCATTAATATATTCTTGAGCAGCATCAATCTTGTCCTGCCATTGCTTCTTCTCTCTTTCATGCTCCTGAACCAATCTCTGTTCTTGAGCATTCATATCTTCATATTGATTAATTTGTTGATCATATTGAGAGATAAGAATATTATTCTTGTCAATAATGTCTTGTGCGGCTTCTTTTGTTGTTCCAAATTGTGCTTCGAATGCTGCTGCGGATTCATCCTCTAGTCTAAGTTGATCTGGAGCAAACTGTGACTTAATGGCATCTAGTGCTTCGTCTGCTTGCTGCGTAATAAATTCAAATGGGTTCATGGCATATGCTTCCTGCTGCATTTGCTTTTGTTGTTTTCTTGCTTCAGTAAAGAAGTTTTGTACAGCAACGTCACCCTTTTTAACAGCATCTGTGTATTGAGCCATCAATCCTGCATCCCCACCAATGTACTCAATTAGACCTTGTTCCACCCCTTGCCCTCGTGCTGCACCGATGAAGGCTATATTCCTTCTTCTTTCTGCAAACTCTATAGCCTTTTCGGTAGCAGAGGCAGCCGCCTGTTCTTTAATTGTTGACTTTTCTATTGAGGTTATGTAGGAGTCTAGAGCCTTCTTTGCCTTTTTAGATCCTGATGCAGCCTTGTCTAATAATGTAATATACTCTTCTGTTTTTCTTGCATCTCCTATTATTTCAGAAATTGCTTCTCCTGAAACCCCCCTAGAAGACAAATCTCCTGTAACTTTTTGCTGACTTCTAGCAGCCTTTCTTCTGTCTTGCCCAGCGCTTAACGTTCCAGAAATGCTTGCTGCCATATATCTGTCTTGAAGTTTTCTTCCTGACTCGTCAAGTCTCCCACCCTTGCCTGTCATTTTATTAAGAACCTTGTTGGCTTCTTTAGGGTCCATATTCATTAATTCTTCAGCAAGTAATGGATTTAATCCTGCCTTACGAATCTTGTCGTCAATTCCATCAGACATTTTGAGTATGTTAAAGAAGTCATACTTTGCCTTCATCAAATCCTTTAACTTTGCTCCAGAATCTGCAAACCTTTTAATTTGAAGAATAATCCCAGACTTAAAGTCTTTAAATGGTGTCGCCTTCGTTCCACCGCCTCCGCCATTCTCTTCATCCTCATCGTCTACCTTAGGAGTTTTTCCACCGCCACCACCGTACCCACCACCTGCTGCTGCTGTTCCTGCTCCTGCCATCATTAATGAGGCAGCAGCGACCATCGCTTGACCTTCTGCTATTAGTGCTGGAGAACTCATCGCCTTACCAGCGACAACAAGTTGATCTCCCTTATCCTTTAGGTCTTGCGCCATGATGCTTGCAGATATAACTTTAACTAATTCTGCGGGAGGAAGCACCATAACTTCCGCTTCAGTGATTCCCGCTGCTTTCGCAATTTCTGGAATTTGTTTTTTAATTTGTTGTGGAGTTATTTCAACACCCTCTGCGTCTACCATTTTGGTTACTACAGAGATTACTCTTTCAAGTTTTTGCTCTTTGCTTGTAGCCTTATTTATTGAATTTATCTCTTTGGCATACTTCTTTAAACTTCCTGCAAATGAGTCTGTTGCATTTGCTGCTGCTTGGATACCCTTGACCCCACCTTGAGATAGAAGACTAACTACATCAATTTCCATTCCTTGAAGTTGTTCTATTTGATCTCTAAATTCTTGCAACTCTTGTACTGGCATATCTCCAAGTTCAACAGCGACGGACTTATAAATTTCTGGAGGAAGTTCTGATATTTGATTAAGAACTTCTCCGTAAGCAATAATTTGCTCTGGCTTCTTTCCCTCAATCTTTGTGTTAAACACAGTCAGAATTTCTGGATTTTCTGCGAGTCTTGCGGATATTATATTGATCTCGTTGGCTGCCTTTAAATCTCCTTCAGATTGTAATCTAACTACAGTCTCTATAATATTTTGAGCAGAACCTGCTTTATTCTCTTCTGCTGATTGCAAGGCTTGCAAGGCTACAGGATCAATCCTTCCAGTTTGCAAGTCTACAAGCCAACGTACCTCAAACTCTTCTGCCTCCTCATTGGTTCTAAGTCTGTTCCCTGTTGCACGATAATATGCTGTTCCTAGTGAACCTCCGCCTGGACTAAACCTAGTTTCATCTGAAAGCAGCGCTCTGGCATCTTTTATGCCTGCTTCTTGTACTGCATTTCTTGAAGAGGTCATTCTTTCCGCTCTTCCTTTTACGTCACCAAGGAGTGCTTGATAATCAACTTCTCTTCTAGACTTTTCTTCATCAATTTTCTTTTCTTCTAAGTTTGCAAGTTGACGAGCGGCAATTCTTTTTTGAATTTCAAGTTCTTCTTTTTTCGTTGCATCTTCTTCTGCTTTAATCTTTTTGTCAATTTCTGCAACAACCTCTTCTTGCTTCATTATCTGATCATCATATGTTGACAGAATTGATTGGGTGTTTGCTAGAACAGCCTCAAAGAATGCTATCTCTTTTCTTACCATTTCATCGTAGTCTCCAGAAATAATTCTTCCCAAGAAATTATCTTCTATTCCGCTGTAATTCGCTGCTGCACGGTCGGCTTCACGCCTCAGTTGATCTTCGTCTGACTCAATGTTTGCTTGAATAGTAGCAGAAATCTTTAGAGGGCTTCTTGTAATATCATCTCCATTTGGAGCAAGAATCTTATCAATTTGTGCAATAATGTTTGCAGTAAGGTCTTCTCTACCAAGCGCTTCTGACATTGCTGCCGCTACAGACTTTGCTTGCTTTACACCCATTGCTCCACTAATTACTGATTGAGATAGTTGTGTTGCAAGGTTTCTTGCAAAGCCTGAGGCATTTTGCTCCAATACCTTCTTTGCCTCTGTTTGCATTTGCTGCCCTTGCTCTGATGCAACAAAATCTCTTCCAACACTTTGCTCTCTTGCAGAAAGTCCTGTAATTTTTTTTGTTTCTTTTTGTTTACGCTTTTCTGCCAAAGTGGTGTTACCAAGTGCTTTAGCAAATTCTGCTTGCTCTTGAGCACTTGTTGTCATTGCGTCTGCATATTCTTTTCCAGCAGCAATATTGTTATCCATGCCTTTCTTTAAAAGAACTGCTGCAATAGAGATAGCAGCAACAGGAGCAACTATTGATGCAAGGGCTGTTGCGCTGACTCCCATTGCACCAGCAAGAAGAACGCCCCCTGACTTAACACCTCCCATTAATGGTCCTGCCATGCTTGCACCCATCATCCCCATGCCAAGCATGTTTGCATCCATTCCTGCAAACTTTCCTTCAGAATCTTGTGCCATAAACGGAATCATAGATGCCATTCCGATCATTCCACCAGCGCGACCTACACCGCGAGAAACTCTTTTCTTTCTTTGTGCTCTTTTTTGTGATCTTTTCTCATTGTCCTCTTGTATTTTTCTTTGCTTTTCTGCTAAAATTATTTGTTCGTTAGCCAATCTTTTTTGCTCAAGGGA